GAAAGTTTTGAAATAACTGATGCTAATGGATTAAATAGATTCAAATCTGGTTTTATTGTTGATAATTTTAAAGGACATCGTATTGGTGATACTGCTCATAGAGATTATAAAAATGCAATAGATTTTGAACTTGGACAATTAAGACCAAAACATAAAACTAAAAATATAGATTTAATAGAGGCTGCTACAAGTGATGCAGAACGGACGACGGCTGGCTATCAAAAAACTGGTGACTTAATTACACTTCCTTATACTGAGGTTGTAGTATCAGAACAACCTTATGCTACAAGAACAGAAAGAGTAACACCTGTTCTTGTAGCAACTTGGGCGGGAGTTTTAGAAATAAGCCCTTCTTCTGATTCGTGGTTTGAAACAGAAGTTTTGCCAGACCTTATTATTAATGAGGAAGGTGATTATGATGCAGTTTTAGCTCAAGAAGCAAATAATCTTGGGGTTGTTTGGAACGCTTGGCAAACGCAATGGTCTGGAGTTGTGGAAACTAGAACTGACAATTGGATAGAAGGTGGTGTTCAATTTCAGCCTGATCGTTTTGCAGTAACAAGAACAACGGAAACTGTAAGAACTGATCAAACTAGAACTGGTGTTGATACTCAAGTGGCTCTTAGGGTTGATAGAGAGTCGCAAGGTTTGAGAGTTGTTTCACGAACTGCAATTCCAGTAATGAGATCACGAACTATTACGTTTACAGGTGAACATTTTAAACCAAAAACAAGATTATTTGCTTTTTTTGATAAGAGTGCTGTAAGTGCTTATTGTACTCCAGCTAGTTCAGTTTATGCGGTATCGGGTGCAAATCTTGTTGCTGGTGATGCTTTAATTTCAAGTGGAAGTGGTAAAATTGAAGGAACTTTTGTGATCCCCGATCCAAAAATTTCAGGCAACCCAACCTTTAATACAGGAGAGGTGGTGTTCAGACTTACTTCTAGTCCTCATAATGGAGTAGTTTCTACAGAACAACGGCCGGGCACATCAGGGTCTGCTCTTTACTCTGCCAGCGGATTGTTGGAAACGCAGCAAGAATCAATTGTTGCAACAAGAAATGCTGAAATTTCAAGAAGAGCTATTTCCGGCGATACTTCTTTTAATACAATGCAAACAAATGATACTAGAAGAGCTGCCGGCAATTTCGATGACGAGCAGGCATTAATTGCTGCAGCATTAGCAGAAGCAGAAGCTGCCCGAGCAGAAGCGGCCGGGGCATCTGCGGCCGCAAGAGAAGCACGAAGAATTGCAGATGAACTTTCTAGACAACCCCGTGTAATTAACAATATAACTGAGGTAACAAATAATATTAGTAATACCAATGTTACTGAAGTTACCAATGTTAGAAATGTTACTCAAGTTACCAATGTTCAAAATATTACTCCTCCTATCTTTGAAGATTTCGGCGACGCCGACGGCGATCCTCTTGCTCAGACATTTAAAATTGAACAAGATACGGCCGGCAGTGCCTCCGGCGGATTTATTACATCAGTTGATATTTATTTTCAGGCAAAAGATGATACTCTGCCTGTAACAATAGAATTAAGAAATGTTGTAAATGGATATCCTGGCCCGAAAGTTTTACCTTTTGGGAGAGTAACTAAAAATCCAGCTGATATTAATATTTCTGATACTGCTGCAACAGCAACTACATTTACTTTCCCATCACCAATTTATATTGAATCAGAAACAGAATATTGTATCTCCGTGTTAGCAGATACACATGAACATAAAGTTTGGATTTCCCGAATGGGTGATACAGATATTGGTGGAACTCGAACTATATCTGACCAACCTCATATTGGTATTTTGTATAAAGGTCATAATAATACTGGTTGGGCGCCAAGCTTGATGGAAGATTTGAAATTTACTGTTAGAGCTGCTCAATTCACTACAACTGGCGGAATTTGTACATTAACAAATGATGATGTTCCAACTCAAACTTTAGCTAAAGACCCTCTTATTATTACTGATGCAAGTACTATATTGAAAGTAAATCATAGAGATCATGGTATGTATGCTGTAAGTAATAATGTGACAATTTCTGACGTTTCTTCTCCAGCAACTACAACTTTGAATGGTGCTATTTCGGCCACAGCAACTACTTTGACATTATTGAGCGGAACTAATTTTGATGATACTTCTGGTATATATTCAAAATTAGCTAATGGTCTTTGGTATATTAAAATTGATGATGAGATATTAACATATACCACAATTAGTACAAATGCTGTATCAGGACTTTCTAGAAGTGTAAATAGTACAACTGCTGCAACTCATGCTGATGGTGCAACAGTAGAACTTTATCAAGCACATAAAGTTCCATTTACTGAAATTAATAAGACACATACTGCGGTTGCTAATATGGAAATTGATAGTTATACTTTAACTCTAGATACAACTCCTGTAGTTGATGGAGCTGGAAGTTTATCTTCAATTGGTGGCACAGCTGTGGTTGCTACTGAAAATGCAATGATGGACATGTTCTCAACTATTATTGGGATTATGGAATTGCCTAATACCATTCTTTCGGCACAAGGATTAGTAGTTAGGGCTACAAGTCCATCAGGCAGTCAAACATCATTTGAAAATACTCGTAGTGATGAACTTGTTCCATCAATTCTATTTCCAATAAATGATAATTTTAAGTTTGATGTTCCTTATATGGTATGCTCAAGAATTAATGAAATAAATGAATTGTCATCTTTAAGATCGTTTGAAACGAGAATTACATTAGAAAGCAATTCACCTTGGATTTCTCCTGTTATTGATACTGGTAGAATGTCTATGGTTGCAGTATCAAATAGACTTAATAACATAGATACTTCGGCTGATGTATATCCTACATCTGGATATGTTGGTTCAACTGCTCCAGAAGGAGATGAAAATGCATCAATTTATCTAACAAAGCAAGTGACATTAGATACTTTGGCATCAGGAATAAAAGTTATATTTGCAGGACATCGGCCTTCGACTTCTGAAATAAAGGTTATGTATAAAATTTTACCAGTGGATGAATCTGAAGATTTTGATGATTTAGGTTATACTTACTTTAATAGTGATGGTACTCCCGACACAACAACGTCATCTTCTTCTTCGATTAATGATTTTCATGAATACAAATATACAGCTGGTGTTAGTGATGATGGTGTTGGTAGTTCTCTGCAAGAGTTTATATCTTTTCAGATTAAGATTATTATGCAAGGAACGAACAGTGCAGAGCCACCCAGAATTAAATCATTAAGGTGTATAGCATTAGGAACATAAGATGGAAAGAGATTTCAAACAAGTTGAAGGACATTCAGATTTAGTAAGAGATAATAAATCTCATGCCATCATTAATCGCAATGTCGGTGCATATGAACAAGCAAAAAGACGAGCCGCAGCTGCTCAAAGACAAAGGGATGAGATACGAGATTCAACAAGAGAAATAAATCATCTTAAATCGGAAATGCATGAAATTAAAAATTTACTCAAGGAGTTGGTAGGGAATCGTTCATAACTTGGGGATACATTACATATAAATATGTAGAAAAGGAAGATTAATATGGCTGTCCCTACAACAAAAGCTACTTTTAAAAGTTACTGTCTCAGAGCTCTGGGTTACGGTGTTATTGATATTAATGTTTCAGATGATCAAGTAGATGATCGTTTGGATGAAGCTCTTCAGTATTTTGCTCAATATCACTATGATGGTATTGAAAAAATGTATCTGAAACATCTAATTACTTCTGATGAAGTGACTAGGGGTCGTGCTGATGCATCAACTACCGCAACTGACACTGCTGATAGCACAATCACTGCAACTTGGAAAGAAGGAAAAAACTTTATTCCAATTCCAAGTGCTGTTGTATCTGTTGTACAAGTATTTCCACTTACTGGTACTGGTGTTGGTGGCAATATATTTGATATTCGTTATCAGTTACGATTAAATGATCTATTTGATCTTTCTTCAACATCTGTTATTCAATATCAAATGGCAATGGACAATATTGATTTATTAGAACATATTCTTGTTGGCGAAACTCCTATTCGTTTTAATCAGCATCAAAATCGTCTTTATATTGATATGGATTGGGAAAATGGTGTAACAGCTGATGTTGACTATATTGTTATTGAATGTTATCGTAAACTTGATCCCACAATATACACAGATGTTTATGATGACATTTATCTAAAACGATACGCAACCACTCTTATCAAAAAACAATGGGGAGCAAATCTCAGCAAGTTTAATGGTGTAGCAATGCTTGGTGGAGTAACCATGAATGGTGAAACTCTATACAGTCAAGCACAAGAAGAACAAAATAAACTTGAAGAACAAATTCAACTTGCCTTTGAGTTACCAGTAAACTATATGATTGGGTAATTGAATGGCAGTTAATACAGCATTTCATACAAGTAATTTTGCTTCAATCGTAACTGAACGAAATTTGTATAGTGATCTTATAAAAGAAGCTATACAAATTTACGGCCATGATGTTTATTACATGGATCGTACTCTTGTTGCTGAAGATACAATCTTGGGTGAAGATTCTCTTTCCAAATTTAGAACGCAGCATCCCATAGAAATGTATATGGAAGATGGTGATGGTGGATTTGCTGGCGAAAAAGAATTGATGAATCAGTTTGGTTTGCAAAATTTAAGTGAAGCAACTTTTGTTGTAAATAAAGAAAGATTTCAAGAATTAGATAGACAGATACAAATTCAAGATGGTACAGATACTAGTTCTGGTGGTTCAATACAATTAGAATCTGGAACCATAGATCAATCATCTTCTTCATCTACTTTGACCACGGCAAGTGGCGACGATGTTTTTTATATTATTCAAGATACTGCTGCAACGGATTCTGATAGACCTAATGAGGGTGATGTTATTTTTCATCCTATACTTAATAAGATATTCCAAATTAATTTTGTAGATCACGACGAGCCGTTTTATCAACTGGACACTAATCCAGTATATAAAATGAGATGCCGTCTGTGGGATTACAGTTCTGAAGTTCTTGATACGGGTATTACAGAAATAGATGAAATTGAAACCGCACTCTCCACAGATAGTAGAATATATCAGTTTACTTTGGAAGAAGGAACTTTGCTTGCACAATCATTAACTATAGATAGTTCTTTATATACCATTGATGTAACTGGTGTTACTATTGATAGCACAGACCCAGATTCATCAGAAGGAAGTATTGAACTTGAAAGTTCAGCTGATACTGGTGATAATAGTTACTTACTACAAGAAGAATTTAATATTGGAGATTATTCAACAGACAAGACTGCACAAAATGAACTCTTCGAAGTTCAGAGTAGAAATGTTTTAGACTTTAGTGAAACCAATCCATTTGGAGATGTGGGAAGTGCAAATTAATGTTTAATTATCTACCATATATAATAAATAGCTATAGGAGAACATAATGGCATACCAATCACTTGGGCTAGGTGATGCTGCAAACGACGGCAATGGAGATAATCTTCGTGTTGCTGCTGATAAAGTCAATGATAACTTCTTGGAGATTTATACTCTAATTGGAGATGCATCGTCTTTGTCTAGTGGCATTAGCGCAACTGCATCAGTAGTAACTTTAACTGCACCAACGATTGCAACTAGTATTTCACCATCTGCCTCAGATGGTGCTACACTTGGTACTACTGCACTAGAATGGTCTGATTTATATCTTGCTGACGGTGCCATCATTTATTTTGGTGATGATCAAGACATTAATATTACTCATGTTGCTGATACAGGAATAACAACTAGTGGAACTTTCCAAGCCACAACCATCACTGCTACAACTGCTGTAGTACCAGATGCATCAGACGGTGCTGCACTAGGAACGACTGCTCTAGAGTGGTCCGATCTATTTCTTGCTGATGGTGCTGTTATTAATTTTGGTGATGACCAAGAGGTAACTCTTACACACGTTGCTGATACGGGATTGTTACTTTCTAGTACAGACCAACTGCAATTTGGCGATAGTGGAACATATATTCACCAATCAGCTGATGGCGTTTTAGATTTAGTATCTGACACAGAAATAGAATTAACTGCTACGACTATTGATATCAATGGTGCTGTTGAAATAAGTGGAACAACTGCACAAGTTGGAGTTGCAACATTTACTGCTCGGGATGTTCATAGTGGTGGTATTACTATTGCAAACGCTGGACAAATTGGTTCTGTTGGTGATGCTGATTCAATTGCGATTGCTTCGGACGGTGTTGTCACTATGACCCAGATACCAGTGTTCAGTGCCGGGCTGAATGTATCGGGTGGTACAATTGCTGGTACGTTATCTACTGCTGCACAAACAAACATTACTTCACTTGGTACATTAACAGCACTTACTGTTGATGACGTAGCTGTTAATGGTAAAGTTATTACTATGACAGGTGACACTAGTGATACCGTTGTATTTACAGCAGGCGCTGCTGGTACTCTTAGCATTGTTACAACTGATGCTGCTGGTGCTGCCGGTAATATTCAAATAACAGCAGATGGTACTGTAGACATTGATTCTGCTGGTGTACTGACTTTAGATTCTGGAGCAGCAATTAATATTGAACCAGCATCCGGTTCAGCAATTCTACTAGATGGAACAATCAGCGTAGATGCTGGAGTAGTCACTGGTGCAACAAGTATCACTTCAACGGCCTTTGTTGGTGATATAACTGGTGATATTACAGGTAATGCAGATACGGCAACTGCCCTTGCGACTGCGAGAACTATCGGTGGTACATCATTTGATGGTACAGCAAATATTGCGGTAGGGCTTGCAACATTAGCAACAACAGTTACCATTACAGACAACGAATCTACAAATGAGAGCAATGCTCTTATCTTTACTGCTGGTGGTGATGTTGATGGTGGTAATCTAGGTTTAGAGTCAGATGGAACGCTAACCTACAACCCAAGCACTGGCGCAGTAACTGCTACTGGATTTGTTGGTGCATTAACAGGTAATGTAACAGGAAATGCAAGTGGAACTGCTGCAACTGTTACAACAGCAGCCCAAACAAACATTACAAGTGTTGGTACACTGACTGCGTTACAAGTAGACAATATTAACATAAATCTTAATACAATAAGTTCAACCGCTGGAACTGACTTGTTAATTACGCCTCTTAGTGGCCAACAGATTGTTCTTGACGGTACGATTATTATTGACGCTGGTGTGGTTACTGGTGCAACTAGTATTACATCAACTGCATTTGTTGGTGATATAACTGGTGATGTTACAGGTACAGCTGATATTGCTACTGCCGTTACTGTTGCAGATGAGTCGAGTGATACTACTTGTTTCCCATTATTTGCAACTGCCGCAACTGGAGACTTACCTCCAAAAAGTGGTACTAACCTAACCTTTAATAGTAGTAGTGGTTTATTAACTGCAACAGGATTAGCTGCTGCTACTGTTGGTGCCAGTGGTCTTTCTAGTTTAGATGGTGGTATTAACACTAATGATGACTTTACTGTTGACGCAGATGGTAATGTTGTTGGTGTTGCAGCTACATTCTCTGGACTAACAAATTTAACTGGTTCTTTCAGCCAAGCAATACACACTTTTGTAGCAACTGATGCTATTACTTCAGCAGAACACGCTGGTAGAGTTTTGTTACTAGGCGAAGTTGGTGGTAACGCAGATGTTGTATTAACTCTTCCAGACGCAACTGGAACAGGACACGTATATAAATTTATCGTAACTGTTACTATGGGATCAAACACATACAAGATACAATGTCCAGATGCTGATAACGTAATTAATGGTACTATTAAAAATATGGATTTAGATGGCACTGCACAAACAATATTCGGAACTGCCTCTACCTCTGATACAATTACATTAAACGGCGGTACACAAGGTGGACAGGTTAGTGATACACTTACATTAATTGATATAGCCGCTAATTTATGGCACGTAGAGGGTCAGATGCGTACACCTACTGGTGCAAACCCAGCAACACCATTTAGTGCCGCAGTTAGTTAATAATTAATAAGGAGTATTCGTAATGTTAGGTCAACAATTTTATCATGAAAGCATAAGAAAAGTTATTATTGCTTTTGGGACAACTTTTAATAATATCCAACTTGTTCGTAAGGACAATGATGGTAACATAAAACAATCAATGAAGGTTCCTCTTGCTTACGGGCCGAGACAGAAATGGCTTACTCGTTTAAATGAAGATGCTGACCTATCAAAGACAGTTGCTATTACTCTACCTCGTATTGGTTTTGAGATACAAAATCTACAGTATGACCCTAATAGAAAACTGAATAGGGTTCAGAAGTTTAAAAAAGTTAAAAGTGCAAAAGATAACCGTCTTGATTCTCAGTATATGCCTGTTCCTTATAATTTAAATATACAGTTATATGTTATGGCAAAAGAATCTGATGACTCTTTACAAATTATTGAACAGATTCTTCCATACTTTCAACCAGACTATACTCTTACTATTAATGATATGGCAGATATGGGAATTAAAAGAGATGTACCTATCATATTAAATAGTGTTGCATATGAAGATAATTATCAGGGAGATTTTGAAACACGCCGGGCATTAATTTACACTTTAGATTTTACTGCAAAGTTTTATCTCTATGGCCCTGTTACTTCTCAAGCTGTTATTAAAACAGTACAGGTTGATCAGTATAGTGATCTTAAAGATACTGCTCCTAAAAGAGAACAGAGGTACACAGTTACACCAAATCCTACTACTGCTGATGCAGATGATGATTTTGGTTTCAACGAAACAACTTCTTTCTTTGAAGATGCAAAGAATTTTG